CCTTCGTCACCCCGGCCCCCTTAAGCGCGTGGCTGCGCAACGTTAATCTTACTGCTCGCCGCCCGTCCTCGGACCAAACCAGGCCACGATGCTGCCGGTAAAATTGACGGTCGCCGCCGTCGCCAGGTTCGTCCAGAGGAAGCGCAGGAATTGCAGCACTGAAACCAGGTTGACGGGGATGAAGTAATGCGCCCCACCAACCGCCAGTTGAGCCGGGGTGAAGGTCCGGCTGGCGATGACGCTCGTCGCCGCCGTCGTCGCATTGCTTTGGACATCACATCGCGCCCCGCCCGTGTTGCCGCTTCCAGCAACGACCGGCCCGGTGATGAGAATATGGACGCCCATCTCCACCCCACCGGCGCCAACCACTTCGGGCGGGAACGTGTATCCCTTCTCGGTCGCCGAAGGGAACGCCGGGAGCCACGGGTAGGATTGGCCGGTAACAGGAGCCCCGAAGTCGAGTTCGAGATTGCTTTCCTGAGCGGCCCCGCCAACTCCAATGAGATCGCCCTGAAGCGCCGGGGTCGCAGTCATGGCCACAGGCCCAACGGTCTGAGAAACGGATACGGTGTACGTTCCCAGGCCAAGAACCGCCGTAACCCCAAGAACGGCTATGACGACAGTGTTGGCCGCAACGCCCACACCCGAGACTACATCTCCCACCAACAGGTTTCCGCTCGTGCCAGAATTCACCGTCAGGGTGGTCCCGGAGATCGTGCCGTTGAACACCTTGTTTGTGGAGGTGATCGGCCCGAAAGCCGAACTCCCGGATCCATGAAGGTAAAGCAACGCATCTGTGACTGGCATAGTCGTGTCTCCTTAGAAAAGGCCGTTCCCCCTCTCGCCCGGGCAACGGCCAAGCTAGGTCTCGTGGGGGCAACTCTTTACGTCAAGGGCGTTTCCGTGGACAGAATCTTTTCCGCCACGTAGATCGGGATGTTCTGGAACTTCGTGACCGACTTCCCGAACACATCCGTTTCATTTGACGTGAAATTGGTGTAGGCGTTAATCTTCTGTACCGTCGCGCGCTGGTCAATCTGGGTCTTGAGCGCACGGTTGACGAAGATCACCGTGCCCGAACCCTCGCCAAACCGCGGCAAATTGTTCTTGGCAGCGATGAAAATGTTCTCATCGAAATTATTGCTGGAGAGCATCGTCGGGTTGATGTTGGCGATTCGCTGAACACAACGCTCGTCCTGAATCTGAATCCCGACATACCACCGGAGCATGGTTCGGAGAACCTGATGCAAGTAATTCCCCGCCATTGAACCAGTGGCGGAAGCGTTCTCCTTTGTGGTCTCTCCCAAATCCCGGATGCTAAGTCCGGCTGGCGTGTTAGGAGGGTAAATCCCATAGAAGCCTTCGGGACTGAATTCTACCATCCAGGCGCTCGTCGTGTTACCCGAGGTCGCCCCGCCATTCCAGACATTAGGCGAAAAAACTCCCGACGTATCGCCGTTGGGGTAGGACTCAAGATTGTTGAAGCGGGTTGACAGGCCGTTGAAAGCTCCGGGGTTTTGGGTGAGATTTCCGTAAATCGTCGTGGACTCGATCAGTTGAAACAGCCCCTCGATATGGTTCATGTCCTGATCGGTGCGCCAAATGTTCGGCTGGTTCTGGATTTCCCAGAGGTCCTTGTCCACTTCCGAGTAGTCCTCAAATAGTGCGATAGGATCGCTGAGCGGGGCGTTCTTCGAGGTCGTCGCCAGGATGCCCTCATTGAATCGCCGCGTGCTGGCCACAGGCAAAGAATCCGTGCGAGTGGCGATATTCGAGAGGATATTATTTGAGGGAACCATCGGCAGCATTTTGATGAACGGGGTCATCCGGTCCAGGATGCGGGCCGGGATGACGAACTGAGCCGCAGCATCGGCGGATGAGTAGTTCTGCACGATGTCGTAAAACGTGGAATATCCCAACTGTGCAACGTCTGGCATAACGATTCTCCTTAACCCTTATTGGGCGGCGCGGGGCTTTTGTCGTAGTTGATTAGGGGTCTGTCTTTCCCCCCTGCACGACCTGCCGATGCCTGGGGTGATCGGTCTTCCCCGGTCAAGGCAGCGAGTTTGAGAATCAGCCGCATCGTTTGAAATCGAGTGCCGGCCGATCCATTCGCAAAGTCCGCGTCAAACTCTCCGCCTATGTGCTTTTTGTAGACACGTTTTGCCAGTTCCACGTTGGCGTCAAACTTGTCGCCCAATTCGGTTCGGAGTTTCGTTTCAGCCGCAGCAACTTCGTTCTTTCTGGCGGTATTGTAGGCTTCCACCATCTTCTGAAGTTGCCCATTCCACTGCGCACTCAGAGCCTTGCCCTGAGACTTCGTTAAGCCTAGTGCGTGGAATTGGCCTTTCCAGAAACTCGTCCACTCAGGAGCGTTCTTGTCTTCACCGTCAAACTCGTAGTCTTTGGCGTCTTCCGGCCGTCCCAATTCGTTGAAGTAAACTTGCCTCTCCTCGTCGGTCGCGTTATCCGGCAGTCTGGGTATGAAGTCTTTCAGTTTGGCCTCAGCTTCAGTCAGCTTCGTTGCCGTTTCGAGGTGGGATTTCGCAAAGTCACCCACCGTCTTGAACGGCTTGAAAGCGTCGTTTTGCTTGAGGTCATCTGGAAGACCCGCACGCCATCCCAAGGATTCCGGCGACGTTGACTCGGTAGTAGAAGTGGTGGCCGTTTCAGGCATTACTTTTCTTTCTCCAATGACGATTTGCTACCGATTGAAAACAAAAGTCAAGAAAAATCTCAGCGGGGCGGTTTCGGGGAATTCGGATAGCTCATATCCGATGGCGCGGCGTTAGTCTTCGGCCCTCCCTTTCGACGCTTAGCCACCCACTCGCGGAAGTGCTTCCCCCGGCGAACCTTCAGATCCTCGTTGTCGTCCAGGGCGGCATTGGTAGCGTGCCCGCCACCTTTGCCGCCCTTCCCTCCCTTACCGCTATTTCCCGGCATCGTTAGACCTCGCTCAGCGTAACCCCGACGCTGGAAACCACAGTCCAAACTCCGGCGCTGCTGGCAAGCTGAATGTAATTGCCCACAGCCGCGGCGAAGGTGATAGTGTCGTCCGCGCCGCTGATGGCGAGGGCTGGTGTGGTGATGACGTAGGCGTGCGCATCCGCCGCCACGATGGAAAGTGTAGCGCCGGCCGGTGGAACCACCAGGGTCATGCTCGAAGCAGCGCCAGTCTTGAGCACGGCGGTTCCGTTAGGAGCGATGGCCCCTGCGCTGGTGTAGACCGTGGTGCCAATCGAGGCTTGGAAAGCCGCTACGGACGCGACGGCGGCCAGGGCCACGCCGCTGTTGAGGCCGGTCTGAACCACCAGACCCATCGTGCTCACGGGAATGACCGCGACGTTGGACACGTTCCCGGAAACCTCGACGGTGATGGTGTAAGAGGCGCTCAGGTTTTGGATGAGGGTTTCATGCCCCTGCTGACAATAGGGAAGAACCAGAGTGAGAGCGGCACTGGGGTTGGCGGTGATGAAAGATGCTGATGCCTGGCTGGCCGTCAAGTTGACAGTCCCGCTGACAATGCCGAGATCGACTTCTTTCTTCACTACGAAGGTTGATTTGTCCGCTTCTTGGGGAATCCTGATTCCGTCCGGCCCCCCCATTCGCACATTGGCATAATCCTTGCCCATAATTCACCTCCCCATTCCCAATTCCGAATACAGCGGATCAAGCGCCCCCGCCATGCGGAGAATCGTCAGACCCACATTGTACTCCGCCACTTGCACCGGATCTTGCGGGTCAAGCGTGTCACCAAAGTGTGTCAATGTCAAGATGTCTCGCAAAACGACGCGGCCTTCGCCCGTCCCGAAGACGTTGTGATACCTCTGCACCATCTCCTTGACGCGCTGTTTCTCGCGTTCGACTTCGGGCTCGTCGGGCATTCTTAATCGACCTTCTCCGTGGTGGCCGCGCCCCCGCTGACGAGTTGCTTTAGCGCGCTGCCGGCTTCCGGGGCCTTGCCCATCGCCGCGGCGGCCTTGGCGAGCTTAGGAGCGTTCTCAACCTGCCGCTGTTGCTCTGCCTGTTGATTGAGGCGTTGGAGAATCCCCGCGAAGGTCTTCTCGTCATAGACAACATCGACGGGAACGTTGACCAAATCGCGGAATAGCCGAAGGATTTTCGGCCCGTTGATGGCATGGATAATCGTTGGATCCATTTGCGCGATCTGCCCCGCGAGCGACAAGAACGACTGAATGGACCGCACGGTATTCAACCTGGTTTGAGCTTGCGCCAGGGGGCCGAGATACTGCACTTCGACCGGGCCGTGAACCGTTTCGAGCAAGATGTCAGGTGGCGCCGGGATGCGGCCGGCCTCTGCCTCAATCGAATAAATGCGGTAGATGAGCGGGTCGAAGGCTTCAGATTGGAGGTTGCCGACTCGGGTGCCCAAGATGGCCGCCTTCTCACCTTGCAGTTCCATCACTTGCTCGACCACCATGCGCTCACTGTGCCCGGCGTTGGCAAGCTGGCTCATCATCATAAACACGTCGGTGTGGAAATGCTCGTTTACAATCTGGCGCACGCGGTCCGAATATTCGAGGTTGAATGGCAAGCTTTGCACGCCCGTGTAGAGAGGCTGTGGCATTCGCGTTCGCAGATCGCCGCGATTCGACTCCACGTAGGTGATTCCGTTCGGATCCCGCTGAATTGCTCCCCGCAGGTCCGAGTACGCAACCAACGGGGGCTCCGCCGCCTTCTGCGCAGTGATGAGATTCGTCCGGCCCATCTGGTTAAGCTGCGCGATAGAAACAAACGCATCGTGGGCCGGGCCACGGCCATACACTTCATCGTCATTGACACGCCACCGCCAACTGATACTCGGCATGGAGTCGTATCCACTTTCTTGGGCGATGATGTTCTTTTGATCGGCCAAAGTCGGGCTCGTCGCGCCACTTCCGGGAACGATGATTTTCCCGCCGCGGCAGTAAACCCATTCCGATACCCACGGCTTATTTTTGGAATCGGCGCGCCAGGGTTCGTAATCCTCGCGCGGGTAGACCGCGTGCAAGACATCCCGTTCCCCGTGCATGTTCGATTCGTAATCACGCTTGAAGTTGGGCTCGATCTTGCACATCTCATCCCAACCAAACTTCTGCGCCAGTTGCCGCAGCGTCATCCGGTAGACGCGATAGCAGGTGTCCACTTTCTTCCACTGATTCTCGGCGATGTAGCACTCCCGGAAGTGTGGCACGGTAAAGACGATGGCCGCGCGGGCGAGATCCTCTTCCGCCAGCATGTGAGCGGTTCCGCAGGTGGCACCGTCCGAGATGAATTCTCCCACCACATCGTAGAAATTCGAGCGGTTCAAGGCAGAGTACATGACCGTCTGGCAGTCTTGGAGCCAGCGCTGAACCTGCGGGTATTCATCTACGCGGCGGCCAGACCAGGCCCGCATCCCCGATGACGGCGGGAAATTGAATTTGCCGGGAAGCTCAAGCGCGAACCAAGGTTGATTGCGGGAACACAAGTAGCCGACCATTCCGTCGCGCAGTTTGTTGCGGGCGAGCATGGCGGTATCGTCATAGATTTCCTGTCCGGTCTTCTCCCCCGGCCAACGGTCCCGGTCGGTGATAAAGCGCCGGCCATGGTTCACGTAAGAAATTATATTGTCTATGGCCGGTTCCCAAAACAAGCGTTGTTCCGCCAAGACCAACAAAGTCTTCAGACAATCCTTTGCTTTTTCTTCGTCGCTACGGTCTCCAAGCTTGGAGGGTGAAAATCCTCTTGAAGAGGCATACTGTCGAGAGCTGCCAAAAGGGTACGCCATTTTTCAGTCCCTCCCTTTGGCCAGGTAAGCAATGGCGGAATGAAGTGTGTCAAGGCTGTCTTTGGCTTGGCCTAAGAGCAAATTGCAAGAGTGGCAAAGAATTCCCCTCACCTTGTTGGTACTATGGTCATGGTCGATATGCCAGCACTTCTTTCCTCCGGGTTCTGAGCAACGGCAGATTGCGCACCTACTCCCTTGAGACAAGAAAAGGTCTTCATATTCTTTCGTCGTGATTCCGTACAGACGTTTTCGGCGCAAGACCAACTGATAAGCGTTGAATTTGGCTCGATGCGCCGCTCTCCACTTGTAAATTGAGGCACGAACTCTATCAGGATGGAGCTCACGGTAAGTCCTTGAAGACACCCTTTGTTTGTCTCGCACTTCTTCTCGGTGACGATCTGCGTAAACCTTATCGGTCCGGCGATGATTGGCGCGAGCTCTTTCGGAGTTGGGATTCTTGTAAGGCATTAGGCACCCAAGGTGGCGCGTTGCGTCTGTGTACTGCCTGTGACTCCCATCGGAGATGTCAGCACCGTGCTAGCAAGTCCTCGCCGCTGGCTGAGTGCGGTCGCCTGGGCTTGGGCCGCCGCCTGGGCAGCTTCGGCTTGCTGGTTTGTGGTTTGCGTTTGCGTAGGCGCTGTTGGGGCTTTGGGCTGGTTGAATGCGGAATACGCCTCGACGCCGGTCGCCACGGCGGAGATTCCCAGAATGATCGGCAAAACGGCTTCCATCTCAACCTCGCATCACAAGTCCGTAGCTGGCCGCATTGTACGGCGACTCTTTGCGCTGGTCAAGCAATCCTTTTATGATGGCTGGGTCGATGTCCGGCTCAGGAAGTCGGTAGGTCGGTTGCTCTAACGCCGCGTACCTTACGCAGT